ACCATATTCACCCTTAAATCTTCCAACATATCAGAATCAAATACGTTATCCCCTGAACCAAGAAACGCACATTCCAACTCCTGGTTAACTTTACGTTTATCGTATTTAAGTTTCTTTACCATTGACTCATACCAAGATGAGTTTGGCTTATAACCCTGTGAAATCAGTTGTCTTATCTCATCAAAGTTCTTTTCTTTATTATTATATTCAATAATTTCAACATTCGGGTATTCATTACGATTTAAATAATAATGAATAATATCTTTAACATTAACTAATGATAAATCTTTCGCATATCTTGGGTCTTTCCACCAAACCATTTCGGAAACTTTGAATTCATTCATTCCCTTTAATGCTTGGTCGTAAATTTCATAATAGATTGCGTCATATCCGTTTGGTGTTGATACAACTATTACTTTACCACCTGTAGATAAGGATGCCATACAAGCCGCCCAAAAATCCCCATCAGCTTCAATATACGCAGCCTCGTCCAATATTAATATTGTGGGTGTATAACCACGAAGAGCATCCTTAGATGTCGCAACTGCCTTAACTTCACATCCGTTAGTTAATTTAAAATGTCTTTGTGAATTTTTTTCAGCAGAAAACCCAACACCAACCCAACTAGGCCATTGGTCGGTGAATCCTCTAATCTTATTCGCCACCTCCACCGCAGTATCCAACTTATTTGCTATAATCAAAACCTTTTCAGGACTATTCTTTTTAGCAAAAACAAGTTTTTTTGATGACCAAGCAGCGGTTACCGTAGATACACCAGCTTGTCTATACTTTAGTGCAATATTTTCATTATAGTTTTCATAATCTTCAACCAGACTAATTTGGTCAGGGAATAACTCTAATGGGACATACTTTGAAACAGTGTTGTCATATGTCTGTAAATAAGTTTTAAGGGCGTATGGTGTTGATTTCATACACTTGGCATACTCCATTAAAACGGCTTCTTTAGATAAACTCATATACTATAAATATAAAATTTATCGTAAAATAGAAAACCCTTCATCTCTGAAGGGTTTTAAAGTTTTTAGTTGATACCTAATCCTTTTAAGAAGTCATCAAAATCTTCATCATCATCGTCGTCATCATCATCCTCATATTTCTTCATAGTATCTTCATACTCATATCCTTTTAATTCCTCTACAATTTCATCAACCATGTCTTTTACCATTTTCTTTCCTTTTGGTGAACCTGATAAAATTTCACGAGCCATAGCAAAGAATTCGTTTGGTGTAAGTTCTGCAAACTTTACAAGAAAATATTGTTGTAAGTTTCTTTTATCGTCATCAAATAACTCATCAGGATAAGACTCACGGAACTTTTGCCAAATAACAGGACCTAATCTCATATCCCAAATTTCACCTACAACAGTATCTTGTGAGTTAATCACCGCCTCTTGTCTTGTTTTATCTTTTGGTAATCCGTATGTTCCAGCAATTTCCATAACACCTTTAGCAAGTTCATGAATAAGGATTGGTAAGTTAACACCACGAGCTTTTACTGTCGGTGGGTCAGTTTTAGCATCCAATTCAGACATACCAAAAGTAGATTCTCCATCACCTGCCATACCTTGAACCATTGAGTCAGGCATTAACCAATAAAGTGAATCAGCAAATGACATAAACACACTATACAAATTTAATAACCTTGGGTTAATAGCATTTAACTCTCTGTTTAACAATTCAAACATATAAGAAGATTGTTTAGCGGCTCCTTGAATAAGTGAGTTGATAAATCTTCTTTTTGCCTTTTCTAAGTCAAATTGTTCGAATGAGTCCATGAAATCTTCAAGTTGTTCTTGTTCTTCTTCAGACCCAAACATATTTTCAATTTCTTCTTCACTTGGTTCTTCACCTTTAGGTGATAACTTACTTGAGTCAATATCATTTGGTTGAACTAACTTTACATCATATTGTAATGAACCTTCAGGAATTGCGAATTCTTTTTGAACAACTTCAATTGCAAGTTCTTCCAAGTATTCTTTGTTTTCAGATTCAATCTGAGCAATCTCTTGCATAGCACTCATCACCATCATTTGAAGTTGCATCATCGCGTTTTGTGATGTAACATCTTGAAGACCAGTATATCTTTTTAGTCTGTTGATAACCTCTTTAAATCTTTGTGAAGCAATAAGTTGCTCAAAGTTAGATGGTTTATCCGGTCCTTCAGGTGTAATTTCAGGAAATGCTTTACTACCTGAATGAGGAGTTTCACCTTTTTCAAATTTAGATTGGATATCAGGAGCCATTCTTTCAGGTCCTTCGTATCCGATAGGAGCCTCATTAATTCGACTAACCAATCTTTTTACTAATTGTTCTTTTTTCATCTTACTCACCTTTTAATTTAATATTCATTTTACCAAAATTCAAATATGATGGTAATTCACCTTTTGGTCTTGGGTCTGTGTTAGGAGCTGGTTGAAAAGGATTTTTTCTAGGATTTGTTGTTGTTCTTTCCTTTTCTTTAGTTTTTTCTTTTTCCTTAGTACCTGAACCTTTTGGTCTTGGCTCAGTATCAGGAGCCGGTTTGAAAGGATTCTTTCTAGTAGGAGTAGTTGTTTTTTCTTTCTCTTTAGTTTTTTCTTTTGTTTTTGATTCCAAAATACTATTGATTAAATCGTTCTTTGTCATAGTGGGTCTTAAATTTGATTCAACAATCTCTCTCATTTTTTGTTCCAAAATTACTTCATATGGATTTTTACCTTCTTTTAATGACTTTTTGACATCAAGAACACATCTTTCAAATTTTTTCTCTTCACCTTTAGTATAATCGTCTTTCTTTTTACCTTTTAAACCTAATGATGTCGTACAAATACCAAAAGGATTTTGTTCAACTTTTTTCTTTGGTTTTTTATTTTCTTCCATTGGAGTTGCGGTAACCGTATTATCAGTATTTTTCTTTATTGAATACCCCTTATCGTTTGCGGGAACTACTCCACCCTTGTCTCCAATCTTATATGATGGTTTTCCAGGTACTGATGTAACTTGTTCTTTAGTTTCCATTCTTCCGATTGGTTTATCCATTCCGACAAACCCTTGAGAATTTACCATACTCTCATGTAAGTTTTTAATTTCTTTTAATGTCATCTTTGATAAAGTGTTTTTACTAACACCCATCTTAATTATTTCTTGGATTTGTTTTTCTGTTACCATTTTCTTCAAATTCTTTGTAATACTCAAGGATTATGTCCTTTTCGTATAGTTTATCTTTAACCTGTTGTTCACTCATTCCAAAGTGAAATACTAATCTATTATCTTTATCACTATCCTTTTCCCAAGCCAACGCAATTACTTTATCAATCGCATCTTTCATACAAAAAAAATCGGAGTTTTGAATGAGCTCCATATCTATTCCGTCTCTATTCAATACTCCTACTTTTTTAATTTCTTCAGTATCAGGTGGTGTTGGATTCCCATTTGCGGGGTTTGTGTCCCAATCATCACCAAATACATCAGTGGTTTCTGAGAAAATAAACTCGTAAGTTTTATTCCCTTTATAATTTGCCCCTAATCCGTTAACAAAAACTAAATAACTCATAGGATATTACCTTGTGGGGATACCTTAAGTTGTTTGTTTTTATTTTCAAATACTAAATTACCTTTATTAGTCTTACCAACAAAAGTTATATATGGGAAATTATTAACAATCTTTTTTGATATTTCAGCTTGTGCTTCAGTTAAAGATAATCTTTCAATTTCTTTTGAGTATCTTATTTTTTTTGATTCTGAAATAACTTTTTGTTCTTTTTTCTTGTTATTAACAAATTTCTTTTCATTTTCATTAACTACAACATAACTTTTAAGAACTTTTTCAATTGTTGATTCACTGAAAATACTGTTTAAAGCTGAATTAACATAATCTTCTTCTTTAAATTCCATTTCATCCATAAATCCTTCAGCCATTTCACCCTCAGGTTCTTCAATTGGTTCTTCTTCAGTATCAATATCAATTTCGTCTTCTTCTGAACCCATATCTTCCATTCCATAGTCAGAATCTTCTTCACCATCAAATCTTGTTAAGATTTCTTCCTTATCTTCTTCATCTAATGAATTTAAATCTAAAGAAGATAATATTGAATTAATAACATATTTTACATCTTTACTTGATAACTCGTCTTCACCTGAATAATCTCTAATCTTTTGAGCCAACTTACCAGTTAACTTTTGGATAGACTTAAATGTAACAGGTTCACCTTCACCACCTTCTGACGGTTCTCCACCCATATCTTCCATATCAGGTAAATCCATGTCCATATCCGGCTCTTCACCTTCAGGAGACATTGGTAATTCCTCATCTGATGGAGGTGTTGACATTGCGCCCTCAGGAGCCGGTGCCGGAGCTGGCTCAGGAGATGGTGGCGGTAAATCTGAAGGTTCTTCAGTTGGAGCTTCCATTTTTGGTTGAGGTGCCTTCAACATATATTTTTTATCTTCAGTAAATAAAGATATACCTTCACTAATACCATTAACTCTGTTAAGTTCACCAGCCATTAAGTTTAATTTTCTCATTGCCGCAGAATATGATGAAAAATGTTTTCTATTTTTAATAACATCAATATAATCTGAAGTAGATTCGTTAATTTGTTTCTTAATAATGTATCCTAATCTTTCTTTAACAATCTCATAGGTATTACCATCAGCCAATGTGATTCTGTAATCAATTGATGATGTTTCATTTATAGAATTTGGGATTGCTTCTTTATATCTTGCAATTTCCATAATTCTTTGTAATTTTTCAATTCCTTGTAGTTTTTCACTACCGATTGGGTTTATCTTACTCATTTTTTTTTAATTATTTAATCCATTAAATCCGCCAAGGGTTATTGCAGTTAGTTGAACAATAGTGTCCGCAGAATTTGACATACTACCATATATTGGGTGTGGTTGTATTGATGAAGTACACGCTTCACAATTAGTTACACCTGTGTAATTAATTAACTTATAAGTATAAGTTCCCGACGAAAATACTGCCATGTTATTTTTTCTTTATAAATATACAGAAAATTAGGATTTTTTTAGATTAAGTAAAAAATCTATGTTTTGTTCCATTAAAGAAAGTTCTTTATCTAAAAGATTATTCTCTAAATTAAATAATTTTTCTAAATAATCACTTCTTCTTAAGTATTTAAACACCAAATTTTCGTAAGAATATTCACCTTCTTTTTTAAGACCTGAACTACGATATTTTTTAAGTTTCTCTTTAAACTTTTTAATATATTCTCGAGCCTCATCAATATCCTTTTCAGTTGCGTTATCAACAACAGTATCAATTTGACTTTTCCAATGATTAATTTTTGATTTAAGAATTTTAGTGTCAATATTTGAATCTTCTTTTTCAGGTTTTACATCCCATTCATCATATAGAACTGAATAAACCCCTGAACTAAAATGTGCTTCAGATGCGTTTTGAACATATAGTTCAACTTCATACCCAAAGATTTTAATATCGTGATTGGTATTAAAAATAGTTTTTTTAACTTTAAATAATTCTTCGTAAAGTGATAATTCAGTATCTGAAAATTGAATAAAATCACAAACTACGTGTAAATCAATGTCAGAATACTCAGACCAATTATAGTTTGCTAAAGAACCTGTGAAAATAACATCTTCAATTAATAAAGGAACACCAATAAAATCAATAAATTCATTGGCTGTTTGAAGTAGTTTTTCTCTTACTTCTTTTCTCAATTTTTGATTCTCATCCCAAATTTTTGAGTTGAGTTCATCTTTAGAAAAAAAACTTTGGATTATATTATTATCTTTCACAAATAATAAATATCAACTAATTACAATCTTTTATATTTGTATGTTTTTGAAATGTTTTTATTAAAAAAACTTCCCTGTGATTCCGCCATTCTAAATCTTGTATAAACTTCATGTGGGACTCCTTCATACTCGTACTGAGCCCCTGTTTTAAAATCAACAATTAGTTTTTTACTCTCCGTGTTGAAATCAGTTTTAGTAATGTTTGATGATTCAATTTCACAAATAATATTTGTTCCACTGATTGTTTCTTTTGTGATTGCCATAACTTTTTTTTTAATGATAAATAATTTTGAATTACATTTGTAGTTGAATTTAAGAACAAATTCATTTAATTTTAATAAAAACTATTTTATGACAGATTCAGTTGAAGAAGGTGGGAAACTACCAAAAAAAGCAGAGGTTAACTCAAGTACACCTGTTTTAGACAATTTTAGTCGTGACCTTATTAAACTTGCTGAAGAAGGTAAGTTAGACCCAGTTGTTGGTAGGGAAGACGAAATATTACGTATTGCTCAAATTCTTTCAAGAAGAAAGAAAAATAACCCAATTATCATCGGTGAACCTGGTTGTGGTAAGACGGCAATTGTTGAGGGATTAGCAATGAAGATTTTTGAAGGTGATTGTCCAAGAAACTTGGTTGACAAACGTATTCTTTCATTAGAAATGAATTCAGTTGTTGCCGGAACAAAGTATCGTGGTCAATTTGAAGAGAGATTAAAGGTTATTTTGGAAGAAATTCAAGCAAACCCAAATGTTATTCTATTCATTGATGAAATCCATACTATTGTCGGAGCGGGTAATGCCTCAGGTTCCATGGACGCATCCAACATCTTAAAGCCAGCATTATCGAGAGGTGAAATACAATGTATTGGAGCTACTACATTGGACGAATACAAAAAACAAATTGAAAAGGACGGAGCGTTGGATAGACGTTTCCAAAAAGTAATTGTTAGTTCATCAACAAAAGAAGAAACATTACAAATCCTTAAAAATGTTAAAGACAGATACGAAAATTATCACAAAGTAAATTATACCGATAATATTCTACAAATCTGTGTTGACTTAGCAGAGCGATATATCACGGACAGAGAGTTCCCTGATAAAGCATTTGACATCTTGGATGAAGTCGGAGCAAGAGCTCAGGTGGATGTAAAAAATCCTGAGATAATTGATGAATTAAAACGTCAGGCGTTAGAGATTAAACAACAAAAATTACTTGTTGTTAAAAAACAGAATTATGAAGAAGCCGCAAACTTAAGAGATAAAGAAAAGAAAGTTTTATCACAACTTGATATTGAAAAGAAAAAGTTTGAACAAACTTTATTAGATAATAGAAAAACAATTTCTGAAGAATTGGTTTACGAGGTGGTGTCAACAATGACAAAAATACCTTTAACAAAACTTAATTTAGATGATAAGATTGCTCTTATTAATTTAGAAGAAGAATTAAATAAATCGGTTATCGGACAAAAAGAAGCGGTTACAAAGATTGCGAAATCTATTCGTAGAAATAGATTAGGTATCAAGGACCCAAATAAACCAATTGGTTCATTTATATTCTTAGGTTCAACAGGTGTTGGTAAGACATTATTGGCAAAAGAATTAGCAAAACAAATCTTTGGTAGCGATGAAAATCTTATTCGAGTTGATATGTCTGAGTACCAAGATAAACATACTGTATCTCGTTTGATTGGTTCTCCTCCTGGCTATGTAGGATACGATGAAGGTGGACAACTTACAGAACAAGTTAAAACTAAACCATACTCTGTGGTATTATTTGACGAGGTTGAGAAAGCACACAAAGATATCTTCTCAGCATTACTTCAACTATTAGATGAAGGTTATATGACGGATAGTTTTGGAAGAAAAATTAATTTCAAGAACTGTCTAATCATTATGACATCAAATCTTGGGGTGAAAAAGATGCAAGAGTTTGGAGCAGGTGTTGGATTTAGTAAGACAGGTAATGTTTATACCAATGAAGAACTTAAGAAAACAATGTTAAACAAAGAATTGAAGAACCACTTCGCACCTGAGTTTATCAATCGTTTGGATGAGGTAATTGTATTCAATACACTTCAA